GCTCGAACTCGTGAATGCTCGTGTTCTTCACCCGGTGCCCATATGGCCGGGAATGCGGATAGGGCAGATTGTGTTCCACAAGATGGCCTTCCCAAATAAGGACTATTCACAGACCGGGCGCTATCAAGGGGATCAGACAGTTCAAGCCTCAAAAGGATGATGAACGAATTTCGACTGACTGCCGTGGACTCGGTGAACCACCCTTCCCACTACACAGCTGGGAAGACGGAGGTGATCGAGGTTCTAGAAGACTGGGTGAAGGCCGCGCCCGATCCTGTTCTTGGGGGCCTCCAATGGCAGGTTATCAAGTACCTCAGCCGTATGTGGTTAAAAGACAACCCTTACGAAGATGCCCGCAAGGCTCAGTGGTACTTGAACCGCCTCGTCAACCGCATGGCTGCTGAGGCTTACGTCGAAAAATGAGGCACTGGTGGCGAGTCCTCGCACTGGCCGTCGGTGAAAAAGCGCACCAGCACAATCGGATCGCTGATCAGGTTGCACTGGTGCGTCTTTTTATCCTCAGTGCCTACATGACAACCAACTTATTTATTTGTGCTGGAGTAATCCGTCACTGGAATGACTGATCAATTTTTGTTAGGTAGCGCCAGCTATCGCTCTCTTTGCTACGAGCTTCTGGCAGAGGTCAAAAAGCACGTCAGCAAAAATCACCCCGTGGTGATCAAAGCCGAAAACGTTTTGAAGCCACCGCCGAACGGACGTAAGTTCCAGCGCGGTGAAAATAACTTTGCGGCGATCTTGACTCCTGAGCTTGTGCGCAAAATGCGCAAGCTGCGTGAAGACGGCTGGAGTTATCGTCAGCTGGCAAGTGAATTTGATGTTGATGAAAAACACGCTTGGCGTATCTGTAACCGAAATGCTTGGGCTTGGGTCGAATGACTACTCTTCCATTCAAAATTAATGAACGTGCCTGCTACAACTGCGGCAAGAACACTCGCAACCCGATCTATTGCTGCAAGTGTTACAACAAGACTCCAGCTGGACGATTGGAACTGAAACGCGAGGTGATGATGCGCAAGTATGCGCGTCTTGATGGTGGCGCCAGCTGCAGAAACTGCGTCCACTGGGAGAACAAGTGCTTGCTTGGGATCCCGGAGGCTGGCTCGGTTTATGCGGAGGACTGCCCGGCTCGGGAGTCCATTAGTGTGCTAGAGTAGCCCGCAAGTTAGCCCTACCAGGCGTGCGCATTCTCCAAGGCATCGAGCATCTCCACACGCTCGACGACGCAGATCTCGTTGCGTTTGACGTGGAAACCACAGGGCTCCAGCCAGTTATTGGCGGCCTGCGATTGCTCCAGCTGGCCACGCCCGGCAAGGACCCCGTTGTCATCGACATGTGGGCATTGGGGCCTGAAGAAGAGATCGAACTTGACGACTTCTTTCAGGTTGAGCGCACGTGGATTGCGCACAATGCTGTGTTTGACCTCGGCTGGTTGCAGGAGCATGAGGTATATCCACAGGGCACAGTCTTGTGCACCATGCTGGCCAGTCGGATCCTGACCAACGGGATGCCGAATATAAAGAACGGCCTGAAACATGTCGTCCACCGCTATCTCAAAAAGGAGATTTCTAAGGAGGAGCAGGCCAGCGATTGGTCCCAGACGCTGACAACGAGCCAGCTGGAATATGCGGCTACAGATGTAGTCGTACTGCTGGAGTTGTACGAGCAGATTCAGCAGCGGATGGCGACCGGGCGGCTGTACCGCGCTTGGCATCTGGAGTGCTCTGCGCTGCCGGCGATGGCACAGCTCTGGCGGACCGGGCTGCCCTTCGATGAGAAGTCACTGCGCCAGCTGATCGAAGATCTCGACATCGAGCACAACGAGATCGGCACCAAGTTCATCGAGGATTTTGATGCCGCACTGCCGGAAGAAGAGAAACTTTTCCGCGCTGAGGATGGGACGATCAAGTACCAGACGAAACCGGGACCAAAAGGGAAAAAAGCTGACCCTGAGGTGTTCAACCTTAATAGTCCTGTCCAACTTCTAAAGAAATTCACTGCGCTGCTTGGTGAAGCGCCAGTCGATATGAAGTCGGGGAAGAAAAGCGCCAGCAAATCAGCGCTGCAGGAATACGTCGGGGATCACGTGGTGATTGCGGACTACCTGCGCTGGAAGCGGGTGGAGAAACGGCGGCAGATGGCCGAGACCCTGCTGAAGAACTTGAGCAAGGACGGGTTCATTCGCGCCAGCTACCTGCAGATGGGGGCTGACACCGGCAGGATGAGTTGCATGAGTCCAAACCTGCAGCAAATCCCGAGGGATAAGCGGTTTCGGGCGTGCGTTCAGGCTCCAGCTGGATGGAAGTTGGTGGTGGCTGACTACGGGCAGATGGAGCTGCGATTGGCGGCGGCAGAAGCTCAGGATCCTTTAATGACAGAAGTGTTCCAGCAGGGGAAAGACCTTCATACGATTACTGCTACGCAGATCTATGGCGTGGGGGAAGATGAGGTCACGAAGGAGCAGCGGCAGGTCAGTAAGTCGGCGAATTTTGGACTCTTGTACGGAAGCGGGGCGAAGGGACTCAGGAATTACGCGGCGCAGATGGGCATCCAGATGGATCTTGATGAAGCGGCTGAGGTCCGGCAAAAGTTCCACGCTGCTTATCAAGGCATCTCCAAATGGCAGCACCAAAATGCTCGCGCTGCTGATGCGGCTAAGGGGAATCCATCTATCCGCATACGCATCTCGGAACTGCGGCGGTTTCTACCGGGCGAGAACAACAAGCTCACCACGCGCTGCAACACCCCCATCCAAGGTGCGGGTGCAGCAGTTCTCAAGCTCACTCTCAGCAAACTGTGGCCGCTACTTAACGCCGACGGGGAAGGCACAGTGCGCTTGGCCGGCGTGGTGCATGACGAAATCATCCTGCTCGTCAAAGAACAACACGCCGACACTTGGGCGCACCAGCTCCAAGCCGTGATGGAAGAATGTGAAGCCCGTTGGTTAGGTGAGATCCCTCCTCTTGCCGAAGCTAACGTCGGGGATAGCTGGGATCAGGCAAAGTGACGGATAAAGTTGGCTCCACACCCGACAACCCGATCAAACTCAACCAATATCGAGTGACGATCTGGCCGAAGCATGGGGCCACTGAAAATATCTACATGGAAGCGCCGGATGTTTACACCGCGCAGATGTATACGCGGCGTGTTTACCCGGAGCACACTGTCCTCGCCATTAAAAACGTGATCGACTTATGAGTCGGACAGGCAGGCAAATTGTCCTGGAGTGGCTGAATAAAGAGATTCGGATGGCGCGGACCGCTGATTTACAACGGGCCGCCGCTTTTTTGGAGTGGGCGAGAGGTATCCGAAAGGGCTGCTCCAAGCAGAGGGGTGGGGCTCGGGTGGCCCAGTCCAATGCCTGGAGAAAGCGCGTGGACAGCGATGTGCGCTGGTAGGACTACTGCGACACAGTATGCTACTGTGTAGCAGAGTAGATCGTTGGCCATGCCTCTCAGACACGGATCGAAGATTTATTGCCAGTTACTTCTGGATGCCAATCGGTACAAATTGGCTGAGACCCTCGCCGATAAGCAGGGAAAGAAGGTGACGGCCCTTCTGCGGGAATATGTATATGGTGCACTTCAACAGGAGATGCCGGAAATTTACAAAATTGCTGAAGAGGCCGACGTTGAGAAATGGAATGAATCTGTTCGGCGACGGGTCGAAGGACGAATGCGTTCCAAGCAAGAGAAGAAGCCGCAAGAGTGAAGAGAATCACGAGACTTAGTAATAAGCCGACTGGGATCTAGAAATCCAAAGTAAGATCTCTAGGCTCCTACAGTAGTCCACCGTGACCCGCTACGCAGTCAAAGTCAGAGACCGTTGGGTCATGGCGGTCTTCGGACCAGGCAAAGGGCTCCAGCTCACCTCGATTGAGGAGGATGCCTCCAGCTGGCCTACTTACGAGCGGGCATTGCGGGCTGCCCACAGCATCCAGCAGTGCACCAGCAGCCCAATCTCAATTTGTAGCGTTACTGAACCGGCCTACCGATGATGAAAAACGGTGTCCTGCAGTGGCAGGAAGACTTCGAGCGTTCGCAGCGTCTGGGTGAAGGTCGTTCGCGCACCAGTGCAGAGCGGTCTGAGTTGTACGAGTTGCAGATCTGGCTTGCTGGCCAAGGTGCCATGCGGGATTTGATTCGGGCGGAGTCGCTCCAGCAGGCAATCCTGTTTGCCGAAAATCGTTATCCCGGTTGCCGGGTAGACGTTCCGCCGAAGACGGCGAAGAAACCTAAGCTGGCTCGTTCCCGGACTAGCCCCAGCGTGGCGGCAAAGAACCGGAAAAAATCTGCCGACAAAAAATGACGCCTCCTCCCAAGGTCAACTTCACCAAGGCCGCCGCTGACATGGCGCGGGCTGACTACCTCGATGAGCTGTTCTTCAAGGATGGCCGCGATCAGGTGAGCCATCCCTTCCATGGCACCTACACCGGGCTGTACCAGAAGTACACCCTGCAAAAACTAGGCTGAGTCTCGATCCAGCCCGTACATGTCGGCCAGGTTGTCAGCGGCTTCGCTGATAGCCCAGGTCGATTTTGTTTTTTCGATCTCGCACAGCGCGTTCAGCGCCAGTGCTGCTTCGAGGAGGCCGGTGTAGTCGCCCGACTCATACCGCGCACGCAGCCACTGGTCGTTGGCGGCCTGGCGGAATTGAGATTGGAGCGACTGCTGGATCGGCCTCACATCTACTTCTCCTTCTTCGCCGGGAAGGCTGCCTGGAGAACTCGGAGAACCAGCTGGACCCAACTGTTGTCCTTGATGGGGAGCATTCCGATGATCTCAGATCCAGCCGCGATTGCGATGGCGACAACGGCTGCGGTGGTGGGATCCATGCAGTAATGAACTCTTGTGTAAGGCTACGGCTTCTACAGAGAATTTTCCAATGCGTAATAGTTTCTACCGCTACCGTCCAAGTAGCCACAGCTGGGTATGGATCATCACATCTTCGGTGGTGAATACTTAAGCAAAAAGCAGGCCAAGAAAAAATTTCGTCAAGACATTCTCAACAGCTGGGGTCACCAGTGCGCCTACTGCGGGAATGAACTAGGACGATCCGCAACTCTCGACCACGTGCACCCCAAGATGCGCGGTGGTCACACGTGCCAGTCCAACTTGGTCGCTTGTTGCTTTGCCTGCAACATCTCCAAGTCGGCGCACGACTGGATTGACTGGTATCGCAATCAGAAGTTCTGGAGCCGGGATCGCGAGATCGCAATCGCCTACTGGATTACGGAAGATCTAGCGGTCTAGGGCGTCCAGCCCATTCCTTCTAAATACATGCGGGCGATGTACTCGTCTTCCGCATACCGGCAGATGCTGTCTTTGCAGGCGCGGTAATAGATCTCACCCTTGTCATTTTCGATCTGCTCCAGCATGAAGCCGTCGCCCATGTCGTCGCTGTGAACAACAGTCATTGCGTGTAGAAAATCCGGGAGGGTTTGTCGTCTACGAGAATGGCCCACCCAGTGCCAGGGCCTTCGACTTCCCATCGGGGCAGCCATTGCTTCCGAGGGTAGTAGGTGTCTTCACCTTCATAGTGGTTTTCGTGACCACCATGAATCAGATCTGGTTTGCCTCGCGGATCCTTCGCGATAAACATCGTCTTGGTGTAGCCGATGATGACGCTCCAGTGTCCAGGGCCAGTCGGAGGCATTCCGGCAGATACGTCTCCGCGATGAAGCCATCCAACTGCAACTGATCGGCCGGCGTCGATTTCAGCCTCGATCAGCTCTGGCGTCGCGTTTTGTACGAACTCGGCATCTAGCCCCAGCTCATCGAGAGCCTTGAGGTGGGCGTGGACTTCGGTGGTGTCGCCGTACTTGGCGCGGAGCTTGTCGTACTCCTCTGCGGTTTTGACCCGCATGAAGTCAGCCGCCACCATCGCGATCGCTGCCGTAAAACACTTGCGGTGACCGTTCTTCAGATCCAGCTGGTGGAAGTACGGGACTGGAACCCACAGCACTTTGCCGCCGGCTCGCCAGATCTCGAACCAGGCAGCTTCGCGGTCCTTGAGGTCGGGCGGTAAGTCTTCCTGGAG